TTGCAGATTTGTTTAATTGCATAGCACGCTTCATATCCCCAGCAATCATTGTTGGAAATGTATCAGGACCTTGTGGTGTTAAGGTCACACTTAGTGGACTACTAATATCATAATCGTTTTGATTAACATCGCTAACCTCAGCGATAAATTCATCACCGCTAAGTAATTTAAAACTGTAAATTGTATCTTTGTATATTTGTATCATTATTTTGCGTGTGTGTCGTAATAATCTAAGATTTCATCAACACGTGCTCTAATTAGTTCCTCTGGAACTTTTGATAAACCATCGTAACCACCTTCAACTAATAAAGTATCTTTGACGTATAGTTGCGGAACAGTTCTATGTCCTTCGCCAACAACAAAGTCTTTTGCTAGGTTATCCTCATCAATTTTTACTTCACAAAACTCAATATCGTAACCTTCTAATAAGTCCACTGCTCTTACGCAGAATGGACAACCGTTTTTACTATAAATTGTAATCATAATTTTTCCTTAATTAAATCAAATAATATTTTTGTACTTTTTTCGCCAGGATGACCCAAATCAGGAAAGTAGGAAGGGTTATCCGCAAGTACACGGTATGCTTTGACAGAATTCATCATAATCACATTTGCCAATTCCAAGTCTTCCACTGACACTTCGACGTAATTATACCAATTTTTAAAATTATCAAAAAAATCTCTTCCACCAATATGCTTTGGAAAAGTTACATTTAATAAAGTCTCAGGTAAACTTGACAAAACATATTCAACTTTAATATCAGTTGGAACTTTATCCAATGCGCCAATCAAAAACACACGTTGTTGTAAATTTACTAACTTGCTGTATAAGCTATCATCAAATTTTTTTATCGCATTTTTCAAACCACTTTTTTTAATGTCAGATAGACCTATTGATCGTAACGTTGATGTTTTAAAGTAAATTATTAAGTCGACACTTTGGCTTTTTAATGTTTTTTTAATATTTTTTAATGTTTGTATATCATTACCGCCAGGATTACATTTCACAATCACATTATGCGATAACTGTTCAAGTAGTGGTTTTAATACTTGAACAGGTTTATGTGTAAAATTTGCATCAGGTGCAGAGCTTTCTTTTTCGTTTGTATATGCACCGCATGCCCAACTATCTCCAGTTACAAGAATATTCACAAACTTAATCCTTTTAATGTATCGTCTGTTATATCTTGTTTAATCGCACCAATTGTGTACGATGTAATTTCTGTTTCTTGTGGTGCAACTTGAACTTCTGAACCGGAAATCCATTTACCTGTCCATGGTAATGGGTCCGAACCGCCTTTAAACGGTGATTCCAATCCAACTGCTTTCATTCTTTTATTAGCAATAAATTCAATGTACTGTGATAGTAACTCTTCATTTAATCCAATAATAGAACCATCTTTGAATAGATATTTAGCCCAATCCTTTTCTTGTTGTACTGCACCAAGGTACATTTTTGTTGCTTCGTCTTTGCATTCTTCTGCAATCTTAACGAAATCTGTATCGTCCTTTGGTAACATCTTAAGAACTGTTTGAGTAAATCCTAAATGTAAATTTTCATCACGACAAATTAATTTAATAATCTTAGCATTACCTTCCATTGTTTTAAGTTCAGCAAATGCCCAACTACAAGCAAACGAAACATAAAATCTAATACCTTCTAGAACATTTACACTAAGCATTGCTAGATAAATTTTCTTTTTTAGTTCGTACTCTGTGACTTCTATTTTCTTGCCATTTACTGTGTGTTTGCCGTAGCCCAATAATTGATAGTAATTACTGTACTCAATTAAATCATCGTAGTACTTACTTACGTCTGTGCCACAATCAATAATTTCCTGAATATCTAGCATTCCGTCAAACACTTCGCTAGGGTTTGAATAAATGTTTCTAATAATATGTGTGTAACTTCTACTATGTACAGTTTCGTTAAATGACCACAATGTAGTCCACGCTTCTAACTCTGGAATACTAATTAATGGCAAAAATGCTAAACTAGGACTTCTACCTTGTACTGAATCCAATAATATCTGACGTTTAAGGTTTGATGTAAAGATATGTTGTTCGTGGTCTGTTAAGTTTTTAAAATCTTTAATATCACGTGTAACATCTACTTCCTCTGGTCTCCAGAAGAAACCCATTTGCTTATCAGTTAATTTATCAATCTTTTCGTACTTTAAAGTTTCATAACGCTGAAACCCCATTTCGCCATTTGGGTCCAAAAACATAGGACTGTTAACGTGACTCTTTTCTTTACTAAAATTGATTACTGACATATATCTCCTTAAATCTTACACGAAGTACATTCTTCTTCGTCATCCACATTTACTTCGCCTGCACCATCGTATGTTTGAAAGTAATAAAGTTGCTTACCGCCGTACTTATAAAAAGTAATAATGTCTTCTAGCATTTTGCTCATTGGAATTTTTTCATCTTCGTAATGAGTTGGATTGTAACTAGTATTAACACTAATACCTTGGTCTACGTACTTCTGTAGTACAGCCATAATCTTTAAATATCCTTGTGGGTCTTTTTGGTCCCATAGTAATTCGTACTTGTTTTTTAAGTGTCTGTATTCAGGAACAACTTGTGCCATTACACCATCTTTTGATTGTTTAATAGATACATAACTTCTTGGTGGTTCTACACCATTTGTACTATTACTAATCTGTGCTGATGTTTCAGCAGGCATCAATGCCATTAATGTTGAATTACGAATGCCGTATTTCTTAAGGTCCTTTCTTAGGTTATTCCAATCAACTTTATTCTTGTGCTTAACAAGTTCATCAACTTCTTTCTTATATGTATCAACTGGCAAAACGCCATCGCCGTACTTAGTTTCATTTGAGCCAGGACAAGCACCGTACTCTTTTGCTAAATCATTACTTGCTTTAATTAAGTAATAACTCCAGTGTTGTGCCCATGTATCAACTAAATCTAACGCAGAATCCTGCGAATAGCCTGTGCCGTGTTTTGCTAAGAAATATGCTAAATTAATAATACCAACACCCACTGGTCTGCGTTTATTAGTTGCTATTTCTGCCGCAATTACAGGATAACGCTGATATGATAATAATGAATCCAATCCACGTACTGCTAAATCACAAGCACGTTCCATATCCTTTGGAGTTTTAAATGCACCCCAATTAATTGCCGACAATGTACATAATGCAATTTCGCCTTCTTCGTCGTTAAAGTTATTTAACGGCTTCGTTGGCAAATCAATCTCGCAACAAAGATTACTCATCTTAATAGGAGCAACATCTGGCTTAAATGCACCGTGCTCGTTTGCATGGTCCACATTCATTAGGTATATTCTGCCTGTGTCTTTACGCTCTTGTATAAATGTGCTGAATAACTCTATTGCAGGGACTTTCTTTTTTCTTATTGAAGTTTTGCGTTCGTACTTTTCGTACAACTCTTTAAACTTATCTTGGTCAGCATAAAATGCTTCGTATAAATCTGGCACATCGTGTGGACTAAACAGAGTAATATGACTGCCTGCTAATAAACGTTCGTACATTACTTTATTAAATTGCACGCCGTAATCCAATGTTCTAATACGTGTTTCGTCTGTACCTTTATTGTTTTTTAGCACTAACAAATCTTCTACTTCTAAGTGCCAAATCGGATAATAAACAGTTGCGGCTCCGCCACGAACACCGCCTTGTGAACAAGATTTAACTGCTGTTGCAAAGTGTTTATAAAAAGGTATCACACCTGTATGGTAAGCATCGCCACTTCTAATAGGAGAGTTCAATGCTCTAATTCTACCAGCACCTAATCCAATGCCCGCTTTTTGACTCACGTACTTAACAATACTACTTGATGTTGCATTAATTGAATCTAAACTATCATCTGTTTCAACTAACACACAACTACTAAATTGTCTTTGTGGAGTGCGTACACCTGCCATTACTGGTGTAGGTAAACTTATTTGGTGTGTACTAATTGCATCATAGTATTCTTTAACCCAATGTAATCTAGGCTTAGTGCCTTTCTTTGGATAATGTGCAAATAAAGTTGCCGCAATCAATGCATAACAAACTTGCGGTGTTTCGAATATTTCTTTAGTAACACGATTTTGTACCAAGTACTTACCACGGAATTGTTCCATAGCAACATACGTAAAATCTTCGTCACGCTGGTGTTTAATAAAATTATTAATATAATTCCACTCACCATCGCTGTACGT